AAGCAAGATCATTACTATCATTCATATTATACAAATACGAAAAGATGACACTACAAGAAATAGGCAATCTATTCAAACAAAAAGGTAGATCAGGCAATCATACAACAGTTTTACATTCTATCAAGAGCTTTGAAAAAAACAATAAATACAATAACAGAATACAGAGTTGGTTACTAAAGATTACAAGACAACTTAGAGATATAGATGCAAAGAGAGAGTTTATAAAACATAAAGTAAACTTTCTAAAAAATAAAGATGTAGATAAGATTGCAAAGCAAGTAGATAAAATGACTCAAAATAAATAGTCAGCAAAAATTAATTAAATTTTACGATATATAGATATACAAAAGATTAATTAATTAATTTAAATTAATTCTATGGATGGTAGAAAAAACAATGGTGGACACTCAACAAAAGGCAGAGCAGGTAGAAAACCTAAGACAGAGGAACTACAGCTGATAGAAAAATTAAAGCCACTAGAGCCACTAGCTTACGAAGCATTGAAAGAGGGTTTGAAAAAAAAAGATTATAAGTATGTTCAGCTCTACTATAATTATTACGTAGGCAGACCAAAAGAAACCAAAGACATACACATCAATGAAGATGTACCATTATTTATTGATTGATGTTTACACAAACACAAGCAGTCAAAAGATTACGAAAACTAGACAAAAGAATCAAGATTATTAGAGGTGGTAGTTCAGCAGGAAAGACTATTGCAATACTAATGATCCTTATAGACTATGCAATCAAAAATCCATACAAAGAAATAAGCATAGTAGCAGAAAGCATCCCACACTTGCGCAGAGGTGCTTTAAAGGACTTTTTAAATATAATGAAGGGTACATATAGGTACGATGAGAGAAAGTTCAATAGAAGTACCTTAAAATACGAATTTAGCACAGGTAGTTATATAGAGTTCTTTTCAACAGATCAACCTGACAAGTTGAGAGGTGCAAGGAGAACAGACCTATTCTTAAACGAGTGTAACAATATAGACTTTGAAAGCTATCAACAATTAGCAGTTAGAACTTCTGGAGATATATGGCTTGACTATAACCCTACTAATTTGTTTTGGGTAGATAAAGAACTAATAGGACAAGAAGATACAGACTTTATTACACTTACTTACAAAGACAACGAGAGCTTGTCCGATACGATTGTAAAAGAAATAGAAAAAGCAAAACTAAAATCAAAGACATCTACATATTGGGCAAACTGGTGGAAAGTATATGGACTAGGAGAGATAGGAAGTTTAGAGGGTGCTTGTATTCCAGATTGGAAGTCAATAGACAATATACCTAGTGATGCTAGACTTCTTTGTGGTGGCTTGGATTTTGGCTATTCCGTAGATAATTCAACGTATATAAGATTATACAAATGGAACAATGCTTATATATATGATGAGATGCTTTGTAGAAAAGGTATGCTTAATAGAGACATCAGTCATTTCTTAAAAGACAAACTAATCAACGAGAATATATATGCAGATAGTGCAGAACCAAAGTCAATTAGTGAGATCAGAAGTTATGGTCATAAAATATTCCCTGTAACAAAGGGTAGAGATTCTGTTATTTATGGTATCAACCTTATAAACCAAAATGAAATATATGTAACATCAAGATCAAAGAATCTAATCAGAGAATTACAAGGATATGTTTGGGATAAAGACAAAGAGGGAAACAATATCCAAAAACCAACAGGCATACATCCTGACTGTATTGATGCAGCTAGATACGCACTTATGATGCAATTAGAAAATCCCAATAGGGGTAGATATGCAATAAGATGAAAACAGTTAATAGTATTAGTGGTGGTAAAACAAGTGCATACATAGCAGCACATTATCCATCAGATTATAATGTTTTTTCTCTAGTAAGAACAGATGACACTAATTGCAAATTTAAAGATGAAAAAATTAGACAGATTGTATCAGATAGACTTGGTGTTGAATTTATAGGTACACTTGAAGAAGATGTTATTATTTACACAATATTAGACCTTGAACAATATATAGGTAAAAAGATTGATTGGGTAACAGGTATTTCTTTTGACCAAGTTGTAAAAACAAAAGGTGGATGGTTGCCAAACAAACTACATAGATATTGTACTACGAATATGAAGTTGATACCTATATTTGAATGGTGGCAAAAAACAATAAATGAACCTGCTGAATTTAGAATAGGTTTTAGAGCAAATGAACAAGCGAGAGCAAAAAGAATGCTCGAAAAAACTAATCACAATGGATTGTTAGAACAAAAAACTATTGTTGGAAAAAGAGGATCCAGGAACAAGTGGGGTATGATAGAGTGGGAAAAACCAACATTTCCTTTGATAACAGATCAAGTATATAAAGACAATATAGAACAATATTGGAAAGACAAACCTGTAAGATTTGCATATATGAATAATTGCGTAGGTTGTTTTCATCGTAACAAATTATTGTTAAAGAAAATGTATCAGAAACATCCAAACAAAATGAATTGGTTTGAGAAACAAGAATTGAACAGAGACAAAAGGGATGGGTGGATCAATGGTGTTAGATATAAAGAAATAAAAAACTGGAACACACAAGTAGAATTATTTGATGATGACTTTAATGATTGTGATAGTGGATATTGTGGTCTATAAAAAAAAGTTATTATATTTTGTCAATTAAAAAAAAAGTATTATATTTGAGTATAATTAAAAACAAAACATTATGAATAATACAATAGATTATACTGATATTGAAGGTTACAAAAGATATGAAGAACTTGTCAATAAGTTAAAAAATCAAACAATTACAAAAAAAGAACATAAAGAATTAAATATACTTGCGTTTGGAGAAGATTTTGCAAATGACAAAAATCCTAACAAAAAATGGAGGGCATAATGAAAAAGAAATATCTACATCCACTAACAAGAGAATTTGTAAGTAAAGAAATTTATTTTAAATTTATATTAAGTAAGGACTTTCCAAAAAGTCCGTATAGCGAGAAGATGAAGTAGATTTTTAATTTTTAGTTAGTTGTTTGAGGAGGGTTTAATCGCCCTCCTTTTTTTTTGTCAAAAATCAATCTTCAATTTCGATATATATATATGAGGATGAAAATTACTGTACCAAATAGTTTATCAGAAATCAAACTATCGCAATACCAAAAGTTTTTGAAGATACAACAGGAGAATGAAGATGAACATTTTCTTGCATCAAAGATGATAGAGATATTTTGTGGCATACCACATAAAGAATCTTACAGTCTAAAAGCAAAAGATGTTTACAGGATCACAAACATACTTGCAAATATGTTTGAACAAAAACCACAACTTAAGAGAAGATTTGTTTTAAATGGTGTGGAGTATGGTTTTATACCAAACTTAGATGATATGACACTAGGAGAGTATGTTGATTTAGATACTTATATTTCTAAATGGGAAGAAATAGACAAAGCTATGGCAGTTCTATATAGACCTATACTTGACACTTACAATGACAAATACAACATTCAGGAATATAAAGCAGATGGATCAGAGCATTTTAAAGACTTACCGATGGATATTGTCTTTGGTAGTATGCTTTTTTTTTATCGTTTAGGAATAGACTTGTCGAAAGTTATGACATCTTATTTGGAGAACAACAAGGAGATACAACAACTGCTAACGCACAATTCGGTCTTAAATGGGGTTGGTATCAGTCAATTTTCGCACTCTCTCAAGGAGATATTACAAGATTTGAAAATATCACTAAACTAGGTATGCACGAATCGTTGATGATGTTAACATTTATGAAAGAGAAAAACGAATTAGAAGCAAGACAATTAAAAAGAAAATATAAATGAGTAATCAAGGAATAAGAGGTTTTTACCAACTGACAGATACAATCAAAACAAATTTGTTGCTTGATCCAAATGTCAATACAGTAACAACTGGAGATATAACAGAAATAGATTTATCAAAACAGACTATATTTCCTCTTGCACATATTATTGTAAACACAGTAACGGCACAAGAACAAGCTCTAGTATTTAACATTACATTGATGTCTATGGATGTTGTTAATGAGTATAAAGATGAAACAACAGATATTTTTGTGGGTAATGATAACGAACAAGATGTACTCAATACACAACTAGCAGTTATAAACAAAATCATACACTTACTCCGTAGAGGATCACTATATACATCCAAATACCA